TTAAATCAGCCAGCCGCCTGCCCATACCGCGCGGCCGATGATATGCAGCTCTGCCAGGCGATCCTTGGGTACGGTCATTTCCTTGTATTCCTTGTTGTGACTGATGATCAGCACCGAGCCATCAAACTGGCGCTGTAGGCGCTTGGCGTACAGGTGGTCATCGAGCAGCACCACATAAACACCCTCACCCTCAAGCGCGTTGCGGCTCTGGTCGATCATGACCGTGTCGCCGTCTTCAAGCAGCCCTGTCATCGAGTCGCCGTCTACGCGCAAGCACGCTAGGTCAGTGGGATTAAGCCCCTTCTTACGCAGGCTGTAGCGCGTGAACGATAGCTGCACCAGAACACGCGAGCGTTCGTTCCAGGCCCCACTGCCAGCGCTACAGCGCGCATCGTAGAGGGGCACAAAAGCATATACATCATCCTCAACGACCCTTGTAACGGGCGGTTGAGCGAATTTGCCACCCTCGCCAGTCATGAGCCACACCAAGTTCACGCCGCTACATTCGGCCAGACTAATCAGCACTCGTCGGGTTGGCTCGCCCCCCTTTAGGTAGCGCTGCAGCCCGCCTTGGGATATGCCCGCCGCTTTCGCTAAAGCACTAACGCTTCCTGCTATAGAAGCAATATCGCGCAGCCTCTCTATGAAGGCGGTGTCACTTTCAGGTTCGACATCCGAACCTGAAAGCCGCGCAGCTTCGTCGCTTTCAAGTTTCAACTTACGCAACCCATTGAAATTAAAGGGATAAATTCTATAGCACGCCCGCTTGCAGCAAATAGAAGCTGAAAGACTGCTATAGCGCTTGTCTTTCAACTTTTATAGCGTTATGTTTATCCGTAACAGGCAGTTAGACAGCCTAAAAAAACCACCCGCCAAGATGGTTGTTACCGATGAACATTGCCGAAATGCCACGCGACCCGGCCCAGCGCTGGGAGTGGATCAAGTACCAACTGCGCATCCATGGTTGCGCTCCTGCCGAACTGGCTCGCCAGCTCGAAATTACTGACCGGGCCATCCGCGCGGTGAAGCATGCGCCGTATCCGCGTATCGAGCGGGCCATCGCCGAGCGCTTGGACGTGAAGCCAATGCAACTCTGGCCCGAGCGCTGGAACCTGGATGGCACGCCACTGCGCCAGCGGCCGAACCGGGCCGAGTCTTTGATGACGTATCACTGTACCGAGTGCTCTAAGGATAGCCGTTACGTTCCTGTTTCGCACCGTAAAACCGGCACGGAGGCCTAGACATGCGTAACGGAAAAGACGACCGCACTCTAGACATCTTCGAAGTACCCCGCGCGATTTTGACCGTGCCGGGCTGCGGCAACTATGCCGCCCAGGTAAGCGAGCAGGTCAGCGAAATGCTGAAAGGCTCCGAACTGGATCGCTATGAGATTGCCGCCCGCATGTCGCGCCTGAGTGGCGATGACGTGAGCAAGAACATGCTCGACGCCTGGGCCAGCCCGGCCCGCATTGACCACAACCTGCCCTTCTACAGAGCGACGCTGCTGGAAGAGGTATGCGCCAGCCACCTATTGACTGACTGGCTGGTGGCACTGCGCGGTGGCCGGGTTGCTTATGGGCGCGACGCCCTGCTGGCCGAACTGGGACGGCTGGAGCGTACCCGTGATGAGTCGGCGCGAAAGGCGCGCGAACTCAAGCGACTGATGGGAGAGCAGCAATGAATCCAGCACAACTCAAACCAGGCACCTGGCTGCTGATTCGTGATCCGCTCGATGACCGGGAATACCGCGCCTGCTTTATAGAGCGCCTACCGTCCTTAGGTTACGGCGACCCTGCGTTAAATCGTCTGTGCTGCGCGGAGTGGGCCGGTCTACCTTGGGCGGATGAGGCCGGATGCTGCACGTACTCCGACACCTTGGTAGCCCACCACGGCAGGGTGCTGCTTGAAGACATTGTCAGTCCTTTGCCTGATCCTTTTGGCGCAGCGAGTCAACAAGACTCGAAAATCTTGCCTGCTCCAGAAGCTCTCGATCTTGAACCTCTTCTAGCGTCTCCTGGTACTCAGGCCACGGCTGTTTTGAGCGAAAAGGCCATGGAGGAATGGAGAGAGAAAGTACGCCTTGAACAACTTGAGCGGCTTCATAAGCAACTGATCGATAGCCAAGATCCGGATCAACTCGGTGCTCAGCGAGCAGGCGGAGTAATCCCTGCGCGTTCCAGTACTCTTCGTACGCCGCGTACACAATCAGCGGGTAGTCGGGATGCTTCTGATACTTGCGCTTGCGCTCTGCGGGTGTCGATAGCACGAAGCCAGAGATCACATTGGCTTGGACTGTCTTCCAAGCTAGCCACTGTTCATAAGGCCCGCTCGCTAACACTACGCGAACGCCTTCTGCTTGTTCTTCGTCCAGTAAGGCAGTGGCTTCCTGCGCCAGTGCGCCGGCTTGTTGTGCATGCTTACTTAATGGCATCGATTCTTTCCTCTTGTGAACGAGCGGCCAGTAAGCGTAATGCAAAGGGTGGTGACCATGCGTAAGTGGTTCACCGCCCAGGAACTGGTAGGCCTACCGGGAATGCCTGGCACTGTTCAGGGGCTAAATCTCCGCGCCAAGCGTGATGGCTGGGAAGCCCAGCTCCGTTTAGGGCGTGGTGGTGGCCAGGAGTACTCCTTCGCCGTGTTACCTGCCGAGACTCAAGCTGGCTTATTGGCTCGCATGGTGCAGCAGGAACAACCGCAGGCCGATGCTGTTCCTGCCGTAGTGCATACGCTCAATACGCCTAAACGTGACGCCATTTCAGCGTCACGCTTAAACGATGATCAACGCTCGGTGATGAATGCTCGGTTGCTGTTCGTGCGTGAAATCGAACGCATGAGCCAGATGGTCAGCCAACAGCGGGCAATCATGACGCTGGTTGGTCTGGCCCGCGATGGGAAGCTGAGCCCGTACCTGGCCGAGCGCGTGGAGCGTGCCAACGACCGTAAGAGCGCTGACCGCAGCTTGAGCGAACGCACCCTCAAGCGCTGGCTGGCGGACTTTCGCAAGCATGGCGAGATCGCTTTGGCACCGGCCCGGCGCAAGCCGGACATGAGCATACCGGCCTGGGCCCCAGTGTTTCTCAAGCACTACCAGCGCCCGCAGAAGCCGAGCGCAGAAGCGGCCTATGCCGCGTTCAGTGCTGAATATCCAGGCTGCCCGAGCATTCACGCAGTTCGCCGGTTTATGGCCAAGCTGAGCCCTGAGGCGCGCGAGGCCGGCCGTATGAGCCCGCAGGAATTGAAGTCGCTTAAAGCATTCCACCGCCTCGGTAGCGATCACCTGTGGCCAAACGATGTGTGGGTGGCTGACGGTCACGCCTTTGATGCGGAAGTGATCGACCCTCGGACGGGCAAACCCTTCCGGCCTGAGATCACCACCTGCCTGGACTGGCGCACTCGCCGCGTCGTTGGCTACGCCATCAACCTGGCCGAGTCGGCGCTGGCCACGCTGGACATGCTGTGCAGTGGCATAGCCCGCTGCGGGATGTTCCGAGAGTTCTACGTGGACAACGGGTCGGGCTTCGACAACGCCCAGGTGCGAGAGGTAATCGACCGCCTGGGTGGTGCGATGACCAACGCGCTGCCCTACAACAGCCAAGCCCGTGGCGTTATCGAGCGCTCGCACAAGTCCATTCTGGTGCGCCTGGCGAAAGAGTTCGACAGCTATATCGGTGCCGACATGGACAAGCAGGCGGGCACCCGCGTGCACCGCATCAGCCGCAAGGCTCTTAAGTTGGGTGAGCAGGCGAAAGAAATCCCCACTCTGTTCGAGTTCTGGCCACGCCTTGCCGCTGCTCTGGATGCCTACAACGACCGTCCGCACCGCAGCCTTCCGAAGGCGCGTGACCCGCAAACAGGGCGGATGCGCCACCAGACGCCGAACGAAGCCTGGACGGCTGCTCTGGCAGATGGTTTTGAGCCGCTGATGGCTTCACTTGATCTGACAACCTCCCTGACTCGCCCGCAAGAAATACGGCGCACTCATCGGGGGGAGGTACGTATCAACGGTGGCATCTACTTCCTGCGCGAACTGGAGACGATGCACGGCGACCAGGTGAGAGTCGCCTGGGATTACAGGGATGCCAAGCAAGTGGGCATTTTCAGCCTGGACGGGGAACACATTGGTGAGGCCGTTCTCAACGGCAACGTGCGCCCGGTGTTCACGAAACTTGAGCGTAAGGAAGACACCCGTATCAAGGGCCAACTAGCGCGCTTGGCCGTCAAGGGCGAAACGCTCACCGGCAAAGAGGTTGAGGTGCGTGTGATTGAGCCCCGCACCTCCGATGACGCCGTTTACCAGCACCGCCTGGTTGAAGCCCAGGAATACACCGCCCGACTGGAGCAGGCCGAACCGGAGTTCCAAATCCCCGGCGATGACATGGCTCGCTACTGGTTCTGGCAAGACCTCGACCGTCGACGGGTTAGCGGCGAAAAACTGACCGAAGCCGAGGCCAAGTGGCACGAGAGTTACCCACGCCAGCAGGGCTTCAAATCTATCCAAAAAATGTATGACTTCGCGGACGAACAGGCCCGCGCTTGACCAAGGGAGCTACAACAATGAGTGTTTCTAAAATCGTACCGTTGACCAACGTGGGCCTGCTGGCCAGCGCCATTGAGCGCGCCATGCTGCGTCCGCAGGGTTTGCCAGGCTTGATCGTGATGTATGCGGCCAGCGGCCTTGGTAAGTCGGTGGCTGCAACCTGGGCTGCTAACCAACATCGCGCCTACTACGTTGAGTGCCGCGATACCTGGACGAAAAAGGCTTTTCTGCTGGCCATCCTGCGCGACATGGGCATCTTGCCTGGGCGCACCCTGAGCGAGATGGTTGACCAGATCGCCGAGCAACTCAGCCGCAGCAGCCGCCCGCTGATTGTTGATGACGTGCAGTACCTGCTCGACAAGGCCGCTGCCAACGTCCTGACCGACCTCTACAACGCCAGCCAGGGCACCATCGTGCTGATCGGTGAGGAGCGTGTGCCCGCCAGCCTGGCCAAGCTGGAGCGCCTGCATAACCGCGTACTGGAGTGGGTGCCAGCCCAGCCCGCCACGGCAGTGGATGTGCAGCAACTGGCCCGCGCCAGTTACCCGAAAGTGAGCATGGCTGACGATTTGCTGGCCGACCTGCACCGCGAGGTCAAAGGTTGCCTGCGCCGCGTAGCGGTCAACCTCTACCGAGTCCACAGCGAAGCCCAGGCCCTGGGTCTGAACAGCATGGATTTGGCCACCTGGGCTAAGCGTGGCTGGTACAACGGTCAGCCGCCACGGAGGGGGGTGTAATGGCTACAGGACGCAAGCCCGCCGACCTGCAAATGCTGGGCGGCAAAAGCAACCGCCAACGCATTTGGGAAGCCCTGCGCGAGCGCCGTGAAGGTGCCAGCGTGTACAGCCTGGCCCGAGCCGCAAAGGTTGACGACGACACCGTGCTGACCTACCTGCGCTGCCTGATTGCCGGTGGCTACGTGCTGAAAAACGGCAAAACCTACGCGGTGGCCACCTACACCTTGCAAAAGGACGTAGGAGCCGAAGCACCGAAGCTCAACCGTGACGGCACGCTCAACACGCAAGGCCAAGGCGTTGAGGCCATGTGGCGCAGCCTGCGCATTCTGCGCGAAGTGGATGCCCGTGACCTGGTGCAAAGCACCGCGGCCTGTGGCGAGGCCGTCAGCCTGAACACGGCCAAGTCTTACCTGCAGTGGCTGCACAAAGCCGAGTACCTGGTGCTGGTTGTGGCCGGTAAGCCGGGCCCCCCCGCGACCCTTGCGCGCTACCGCCTGGCCCATGGTGCCGACACCGGCCCGCGCCCGCCGATGATCCAGCGCGTTGGTCAGGTGTTCGATCCCAACCTGGGTGAAGTGGTTTATCGCCAGCCAGCCGAGGTGGATGAATGAACGCCGTCCGCCTTGAAGCCTGGGGCGAACAGCCCCCGCTGTTTGTGCAACTGCTGGGGGCCGAAGTGGCCCGCAGCAACATGACCAAAACCGGTCAGCGCATCGGCATGAGCCGCACTGCCGTCAGCCTGGTACTGGCCAACCGTTACCCATCACCCAGCACGGCCGGCGTTGAACGCCGCGTGATGGATGTGCTGGGCCGCTTGGAGTGCGTCGCCCTGGGCGAAGTGGTTACCAGCGCGCAGTGCCAAAGCTACCGCGAAAAACCAGCGCCAACCCACAACCCAAACGCGATGCAGCACTGGCGCGCCTGCCAGTTCTGCGCAAACAACCCTAACTGCAACGCCCAGGAGAACGCCCATGCACGCATCCACTGAACGGCCGTTGAAAGTGCTTACCCCGCAACTGGCTGACCGCCTGCGCGTGTTCAACAGCGCTAGCCGCACCTTGCAGGCCATGGGTATTCGCCTGCACCGCATTGACCCGGTAGCAAACCTGCTGGTGGTCGGCCCCGAAGACGGCCAGCGCCTGGTGCGTGACCGCCTGACTGAGGGTTATCAGCGCCACCCGTCAGCAGGCAGCACCCGTTACACCGTGATGTTCCAGGGCGTGTCTCTGGAGTGGCGCGAACCCATTAGCTACCGCGACAACCTGATCATCGCCGCCCCGGCTGCCATCGACCTGACTTTTCACTGAGGACAACTGAATGAACGCACAACAAACCACCCCGGCCGGCTACCGGAAAAACGCCCAAGGCCACCTGATTCCTGAAAGCCTGATCAAGCCAATCGACATCGAGCGCGACCGTCTGGTGCAGCACCTGGTTGATCGTGCTAGCGAGCTAAACGGCGAGCTGGCCGACTACAAGGCTGTGGCCTTTGGCGACATCGAGGCTTTTGTGGAAATGAGCGCCGAGCAGTACGGCGCAAAGGTCGGCGGCAAGAAAGGCAATGTCACCCTGTTTAGCTTTGACGGTCGCTACAAAATCCAGCGCGCGGTACAGGAGCGCATTGCCTTTGATGAGCGCCTGCAAGCTGCCCGCGCCTTGATCGATGAATGCTTCCAGGAATGGACGCAGAACGCACGGCCCGAAGTAATCGCCCTGGTTAACGATGCCTTTCGTGCGGATACCAACGGTGAAATCCGTACCGCCCGCGTGCTGGCCTTGCGCCGCTTTGCCATCAGTGACGAACGCTGGCAGCGCGCCATGAGCGCCATTGGTGAAGCCTGCCAGGTGATCGGCTCCAAGTCCTATATCCGCATCTATGAGCGTGTGGGCGACACCGACCAGTACCGCCCGATCAGCCTTGATATTGCGGGGGTGTGAGATGGCCAAGACTTATGCAGTTTGCCAAATCGATGGCCTAATTATGCTGGTCGAGCAGCCACCCGCCGAGGGGCACTTTGCCCTCGCCGTGGGTGACCTGGCAGTGGTTCGCCAAGTGATTCGTGACACCGCAGAGCCAGCAGCGGCACCACGCGGAAAGCTCGCGCATAAGGTGCCGGGCATCGCGCCTGATGCAGCCGACCGCGAGAGCCTCGGCAGCATTGCCCGCTACATCCAAACCCTTAGCAAACACAATGCGCCCGGCTTCCGGGCGCTGGGGGTCTGAAGATGCAGCGCTACCACGACCCGCGCATAGACCCACTGCCGCAGCGCTCGGCCCATCTTGAAGCCGAGGCACTGCGCATCGAGCAGGCCACCCAAGCGTTTCTGGCTAATGGCGGAAAGATCGAGCAGATCGGCTACCAGATGAGTGATGCGCCAACGACCTTTGTGATCAACCCGGAGAAAACCCCGGTCTATGCGCACCTGTTCCAGCCCCCGGCTGGTGAGATTGATGCACCACAGGTAGCGCCGGTAGTAGAGCCGGCTTGCGATCTGGAAGCCAAGCAGGCCGCGCAGATCATGGCGCGCGCAGCCCTGGGCGAGCCGCCGAAGTGGATCGCCAAGCAACTGCACATGACCGAAAAGCGCGTGCGCCAACTGGCCCGCGACTACCACATCAGCTTTCGTGCACAGCGTTAGGAGCATCAATGGCCAAGGTCATCATCACCCTGGAAGACAACACCGACCGCGTAACCGTATCCATGGATATGGCGGGCGCTCCGACCAACTTGCTGGGCATGCCGCAGCCAACACGGGCTGTGCAGATGTCACAAACGCTGTTCGATCTGGCAGCAGTAGACGCCAAGCTCAGCGGCTTGCCGGCCTGCGCCCGACAGCCATCGAACATGACCATTCACTAAGCGAAACCGCCCCGGCCTGGCCGGTGGTGGTCTGCTCAGCGTGGTGGCTGGGTACTGATGAGCAGCCGAGGACGATATGCAGCAAGAAGATTGGGACGCGCTTAAAGAGCAGATGGCCAGCCCTTACGGGAGCATGCGGTTGCAGTGCGACAAGTTCGAACTGGCACTGCATCAGGCGGTCGATTCAAAGAGCAGAAAGTGGGTTACAGCCGTCTACGTCGACGGGGTTTTTAAAGGAGCCTGGACAAGCGCAACCAAAGAGGGCGAGCCAGAACACGAAGAGGCCCGCCGCTTCCTGCGCAAAGTTAGCAAAGCAGTATTCACAGCCAAAGAAGTTGAGCAGTACCGAAAAGCCCTGGGGAAACGCCGGGCAAACGAGGTAGCGGCAAAACGACACGTCTACTTCTTGCCGACCTGGAGCAGCTTCAACAGCCTGAAAAAGCACCTGATAACCAACAACACCAGCATCGAACGCATCCACTAAGCGAAACCTCGCCCATCAGGGCGAAGGTCTGCCGGGTGTGGTTGCCCGGTACTGATGAGCAGCCAAGATGAGTGAAAGCAAAAGTGAACGACGACGCCGCCTAAGCCGCGCCCGTTCCGCACGTTATCGCGCAGCCAAGCGCAAGCAGAAGCAAGTGATCAAGGCCGTTAAGTTCAAGGCTGAGTTGGGCGCTGGAACCATGGCAGACATGGAGAGCATCCGCCTGGCCGGCGACCTGACAACGGTTGAGGAAGGTTTGACCCTGGCTGTTCGCTACATGGCAGGCCTCGCCCGTCGCGACCCACAGGCATTCCGCGATGCCATGAACCCGAGGAACCCTGTATGAGCGCAGGCAAGCAGAAAATCCAGATTGCCCGCCGCCAGCTTGGCCTGGACGATGATGCCTATTACGCAATCCTGGCCCGCGTTGCTGGCGTGAAAAGCTCCAAAGACCTGACACCAGGTCAAATCGGCCGTGTTCTGATCGAGTTGGAGCGCCTGGGCTTCAAACCAAAGCCAGCAAAGAAGACTAGCCGCGCCGCCCCCAAGCCAGCGCCTGACCGCGCCGCCCAGGTAGCCAAGATCGAGGCCTTCCTGGCAGAAGCCAATCGCCCCTGGAGCTATGCCGATGCCATGGCCCTGCGCATGTTCAAGGTTGAGCGCGTCGAGTGGTGCGACGCTGACCAGCTGCGCCGCCTGATTGCCGCTCTGACCTACGATGCCAAACGCCACGGGAGGCCTGTGCAGTGAAGATTGAACAGGCGCATGATCTGTTACCGCCGACTGTGCAGCGCATCGCCGAAGTGGTGGGGCTGCCTGCCACTATGAAACTGGTAGCCGAGTTGGGCGGTACATCCTGGTTCTTCGCCCAGGGTGTTGGCCGCAATGGCCAGGCCCGCGTCGCAGCCCTGGCAGAGATTGTTGGCGAGGAGGCGGCCGAGAAGCTCGGGCGCTATGCCAGCGAGCGCGAAACGATCTACATACCCAAGTGTGATGCGGCATTGCTGGCGCTGCGCGATGCCGAGATTCACCGCCAATTTGAACAAGCGACCCGCGAGAGTGTCAGTGCTAATACGGTTGTTGCCGAGCTGGCCCGTACCTACAAGCTCAGCGACCGTCACGTCTGGCGCATTCTCAAGCGCCTGCCTGAGCTGGCCCAGCCGATCCGCGACCTGTTCAGCTAAGTTACTGACACCCGTTCCTTAATCCCCGCAACTCGCTGCCGCTGACCATAGCGGCATGAACAATCAAGCCCCCGTATCCCAAGCGAACCCACGCGACCTGGCCGCAGCCGTCCTGGCTGAGCCATCGCTTGAACAGCGCCAGTTGATGCTTGCACGTTGCCCGGCAGAGTTGCTGCCGCTGGTAAAGGAATACGTGCAGATGGGCTTTGCCAAGGTAAAAAGCTACCGGGCACACATCGACCGTCGCACAAAAAGCGCACGCGAAACCCCACCAGCGGCACCCCGTCGCGAAGCCAAAAACAGCGTCATTCACCACACCAGTTCCGCGCCTGAGTTTGGCAATCAGCGCCTGGCCGAGCTGCGCGCGTTGATCGGAGGTGCACCCCGTGGGAGTTAAGACCCGTATCGCGTTGGCAATCGTTGCCGCCACACCTGTTGTCGCCCTCTATGAAGGACGCGATCTGCTGGCCCACCTCGACCCTGTTGGTATTCCGACCATCTGCGAGGGGTGGACGCGAGGTGTGCGCCTTGGTGATGTTGCGACGGATGCCGAGTGCGACCAGAAAACCCAGCTCGCCCTCCAGGAAGCTGCGGACGTTTTCGAGCGTTGGGTGCCTGCCAAGGTTATCGGCGGCATGGACACAAAAAGTATCGCGGCCTTTCTGTCCTTTATCTACAACGTCGGCCCAGGCAAGCCAGGCGTCAAAGATGGCTTTGTCTGGCTCAAGAATGGCCGCCACTCGACCATGCTGCTGCACCTCCAGGCCGGGCGCATTCAGCCGGCCTGCGCACAACTCAGCTACTGGGTGAGCGCGGGAGGTCGCAAGTTTCGTGGGCTTGAGCGTCGTCGTGCAGCCGAGCGCCAGATGTGCGAGGCGGCCCTATGAACTGGTTAAGCCTGCTCCGGCCACTGGTGCCGTTTCTGCTGATCGGCGCTTTGTTCTGGCTGCATGGGTCAATGCTCCAGGGCGCATATGACAAGGGCTTTGCCCAGGCCCAAAGCGATGGTGACTTGGCCCTAGAAAAGCTGCGCCTGGAGCATATCCAGCTTGATCTGGAGCGAGCAAACGCCCGCGAAGTCAGTGCCAAAGCAGCCGCTAAAAAGCTGCTCGATGAGCAAGCCCGCAATGACAAGCTAGCCGCCGACCTGGCCGACCAGCAGCGCGCACACCGCACCACCACCGACCGCCTCACAGAGGAGATTGCCCGTGTTAACGACCTCTATCGCGACGCGCTCGACGCGCCGCCTAAGCCTCTGCCTGCTTGCGTGTTCACTGCTGGTTGGGTGCGCGTTTATGACGAAGCAACCGGAGCCATCGCAGCCGGAATGTCCTCGGCCACCGATACCGGCCGAGCTACTGCGCAAAGCGCCGAAAGCCGAGCCGCTGAGCAACTCGATTCAGGCATCAGCCAGCGCGACGTCCTGGAGCATCACGTCCGCTACGCCGAGCAGTGCCGTAACACTGCCGCGCAGTTGGATCTTCTGATTGATGCCGTACAGGGGGCGCACTGATGCAGATGGAATTTGCCGAGCTGATTGGCTGGGCCATCTCGCTGTTGTCGATCTCCACCACGGTGGTGTTCGGCTTGGTCAAGCTGCTGCTAGGCAGCTTCGAGAAACGCCTGGCCGAGCGCTTCGCCGCCCAGGACGAGGCACGCAAAGCCGCCAGTCGACACTGGGAGGACAGCTTTGCCAAGGTGCTGGAACGCCAGGATAAAGATGCCGAAGCCTTAGCACATAGCTTCGCCAGGGTGTTGGAGCGGCAGGACAAGGATGCCGAAGCCCTGGCACAGCTCGACCGCGCCTTCCTGCGCTTCCAGGCAGACCTGCCCGTGGCGTATGTGCGCCGCGAGGACTGGGCGCGGGGGCAATCGGTGATCGAAGCCAAGCTGGATGGCCTGGCGCTCAGGTACGAAAACATTCTGCTCAAAGGAGCATCACGACATGATTGACCTTGCAAAGTCCCGCCGCGAATCGCTGCGCTGGTACATCCTGCTGATTCTTAATACCTCGCGGCCTATCGACCCGCATGAAGCCGTGGTGCTCTCAACCATCCAGGCCATGTACGCGGACGCCACCCTGCTGGAGTTGCGCCGCGAGTTGGACTACCTGGAGCACCGTAGCCTGGTCACGCTGAATAAGCAGCCAAGTGGCCAGTGGATTTGCGGCCTGACCCACTACGGCGTCGATATCGCCGAATACACCGTGGACTGCCGCCCCGGCATCGCCCGCCCGGAAAAGTACTGGAGCGCCTGATATGCCGCCGCGCAGCAAGGTGCTGGCACTTCCGCCCGAGGTAAAGGCGTGGCTTGACCAGGCGTTGATCGAGAACAATTTCAGCCAATACGAGTTGCTGTCGTCTGCCTTGGCTGAGCGCGGCCACAGCATCGGCAAATCTGCGCTGCACGAATATGGCCAGAACTTCGAAGGCCGACTGGCCGCGTTGAGAACGGCTAGCGAGCAGGCAAAAGCCATGGTCGCGGCCGCCCCTGATGATGAGGGTGCCGTCAACGAAGCATTGATGCGCCTGGTGCAAGAGCATCTGTTCAAGCTGCTGATGAGCGAAGGCGGACAGATCGACCTGCCCAAGGTGGCCAAGGCCGTGGCCGAGCTTGGCCGCGCCTCTGTGGTGCAAAAAAAGTGGCAGGCGGAGGTGCGCGAGCGTGCCGAAACAGCCGCCAATGCCGTGGAAAAGATTGCCAAAAAAGGTGGGCTTACCGCTGACACCGTGGCCGAAATGCGCCGCGAGATTCTCGGGGTGGCCAAGTGAATGTTCCCGCGCAAATCCCCAATACAGCAGACCTAGATATTCCGGCCGTCCTGCTGCCGTACCAGCAAGAATGGCTCGCCGAACAAGGCCCGCTGGTGGTCATCGAGAAAAGCCGCCGTACTGGCCTGACCTGGGCCGAGGCTGCTGACGATGTGCTGCTGTCCGCCTCGGCCAAGGACGCGGGCGGGATGAACACCTATTACATCGCCTATAACCAGGACATGACCATTGAGTACATCCAGGCCTGTGCGATGTGGGCGCGGATGTTTAACCACGCCGCTAGCGAGATCGAGGAAGGCATCTGGGAAGACGGCGACAAGCACATCAAGACCTTTGGCATCACCTTTCCTGGTAGTGGCCACCGCATTGTTGCCCTGACTAGCCGCCCCTCCAACCTGCGTGGCCGCCAGGGCCGTGTGGTACTTGATGAGGCCGCGTTCCACGATCAGTTAGAGGAAGTGCTAAAAGCTGCCTTGGCGCTGTTGATCTGGGGTGGCCAGCTGCGTGTTATCTCGACCCATAACGGGGTGAAGAACGCATTCAACACCCTGATTCAGGACATCCGCGCAGGTAAGCGTAAGGGTGTGGTGCAGCGCATCACCTTCCGCGATGCGGTCGCCCATGGGCTGTACCGACGCGTATGCATGCGCTTGGGCAAAGAGTGGACGCAGGCGGCCGAGGACGCCTGGGTCGCCGATGTGTATGCCTTTTATGGCGACGGTGCCGCCGAAGAGCTGGACTGCATCCCGGCCGAGTCGGCAGGCGCTGCACTGTCGCGCGCCCTGGTCGAGTCGCGCATGGTCGACGCGCCCGTGGTGCGCCTGAAAATGGCGGATGAGTTCACCCACTGGGATGAACGCCTGCGCGAGGCTGAGATTCGTGACTGGTGTGAGCGCGAGCTGCTGCCCTTGCTCAAGCTGCTCGACCCGCAACAACTGCATGCCTTTGGTGAAGACTTCGGCCGTACCGGCGACCTCACGGTGATCGCGCCGTACTCGGTCGGCCTCGATCTGCGTTGCCGTGTGCCGTTCCTGGTCGAGCTGCGCAACATGCCGTACCGGCAACAGGAACAGGTGCTGTTCTACATCGTCGACCGCTTGCCACGCCTGATGGGCGGAGCGATGGACGCCACCGGCAACGGCGGGTATCTGGCCGAGGCCGCGGGCCACCGCTACGGCGGCTGCATCCAGCAAGTGAAGCTCTCCGACCGTTGGTACATGGACAACATGCCAGCCTTTAAGGCGGCGTTTGAGGATGCCCTGCTGGAGATACCGCGTGATGCCCTGGTGCTCGATGACTTGCGAGCGCTGCAGATGATCGACGGCATTCTCAAGCTCGGTAAGAGCCGCACCCAGGGCGAAGGTGGCCAACGCCACGGCGACGCCGCGATTGCTTTGGCACTGGGTTATGCCGCCACCCGACTTGAGGTTGAAAGCTATGGCTATGAGCCCGTGCGCCCTGACCGCAACAACAAACCCGGTTTTGATGATGATAACGCTGGCCCGGTGAACACCTGGGCGGCTGGAGGTGTTCTGTAATGGATGAGTCGCCAATCCTGGACGCGAGCGGTAAGCCGTTCCTCAAGAAGTCCATGCTGCAAGAGGTGATCCAGGCCACTACAACCGGCGTTCACCAGGCCTGGGGCGTTGACTCGGTATCGTCCTCGCTCGACCCGGCGCGCCTGCGCACCATCCTGCAGAACGCTGCTACCGGCGACATCCTGGAGTACCTGGTACTCGCCGAAGAGATGGAAGAGAAAGACCTGCACTACGCCTCGGTGTTGGGCACCCGTAAGCGCGCTGTCGCTGGCGTTCCGGTCAGTGTTGAGGCCGGTGGCGAGGATACCCGCGCGGAGGAAATCGCCGACGCCGTGCGCAAGCTGGTCGAGGCCCCGGAGTTTTCCGACTTGGTGAGCGATCTGCTCGATGGTTTGGGTAAAGGCTTTTCGGCTGTTGAGCCAGACTGGGAGCTCAAAGGCGAGCAGCTGTGGCCGGTGAAGTACGATCACCGCGACCCGCGCTGGTTCCAGTTCGACAAGCTGACCGGCCGTAAGCTGCTGATCCGTGAGGAAGCCGGCGAAGGTCGCGAGATTCCGCCCGGCCGGATGATTGTTCATATCCCCAAGTTGAAGTCGGGCCTGCCGATCCGTGGCGGTTTGGCGCGCCTGGTGGCCGTGTCTTATATGTGCAAGGCGTTCAGCCTCAAGGACTGGATGCGCTATGCCGAACTGTACGGCCAGCCAATGCGTATTGGCCGCTATGGTCCTGGAGCCAAGCCGGACGATATTGCTGTTCTGCGCCGGGCGGTTGCGCAGCTGGCGGCTGATGCTGCGGCCATCCTGCCCAAGGACATGCTGATCGAGTTCCAGAAGATCGCCGACTCAACAGGCGGTGCCGAACTGTTCGCGCGCCTGGCCGAGTGGCTGGACAGGCAAGTCAGCAAGGCCGTACTCGGCCAGACCATGACCACCGACGATGGGTCGAGCCAGAGCCAGGCCACCGTGCATAACGATGTGCGCCTCGACATTCTCAAGGCCGACGCCAAGCAGTTGGCCGCTACGATCAACCGCGACCTGGTGCGCGTGTTCGTCGATTACAACTTCGGCCCACAGCAAAACTACCCGAGCGTTGCATTCCAGGTTACTGAGCCTGAGGACTTGAAGGCCCTGGCCGATGCCCTGACGCCGTTTATTGATCGCGGCCTGCAAGTCGAGCAGTCAGCAATTCTGGAGCGGTTCGGCCTATCCGCCCCGGCCGAGGGCGCGCAGTTGCTCAAGCCAACAGGCCAGCAGCCAGTTGCCGGGCCGGCCCTCAATACTGAGCAACGTTGCAGCTGTCCGGGGTGCGGTGGCCACCGCCAGGCACTCAACCAGGAACATAAGCCCCGCGACAGTCTGGACACGCTGGTTGATGAAGCCGCCGCCGACTGGGTGCCCGTGATGCGGCCGATGCTCGATCCGGTGTTGCAGTTGGCGAAGGACTCCGACGACTTCGATACCTTCCGGGCTGGCCTGGCCGGTTTGCTTGAACAGATGGACGATAGCGTCTTGATTGAGCAGCTCGCCCGCGCAGCTTTCAAGGCGCGCGGCCAAGGCGATGCAGGCGACGCGCTGTGACTGGCCCAACCACGGAGCATGTGCCCGTACCAGTGCCAAAGGACGCGCTGGAGTACTTCCGCGCCAAGGGCATCAAGGTTGGCTTTGATCACCGCGACGTGTGGGCCGAGGAACACGCCACATCCTGGACGGTGGCCAAGGCCATGCGCCTGGACATCCTGGAAGCGATCCGCTCGCACGTCGATGAAATGATCGAGTCAGGCCAGACCTTTGCCCAGTTCAAGCGCGAGTTGCAGCCGCTCCTGGAGAAGTTGGGGTGGTGGGGGCGTGGCGAGCTGCTCGATCCGCTGAGCGGCGAAACCCGCGAGGTGCAGCTGGGCAGCCCGCGACGCCTGCGCACCATCTATGACGTAAACCTGCGCCAGGCTCATGCGGCCGGCCAGTGGCAGCGCATAGAGCGCACTAGGGCGACACAACCCTATTTGGTGTACCAGCTTGGGCCAAGCCGTGAACACCGGCCAGAGCATGTGGGCTGGGCTGGCATCATCCTGCCCGCTGACCACCCTTGGTGGCAATCGCACTTTCCACCCAACGGCTGGGGCTGTAAGTGCTGGGTGCGCCAGATCAGCAAGCGCGAGGCCGAGCGACTGACCGCAACGGGCCAGTACATGACCGAAGCACCCGACCTGGGCATGCAGGAGTACATCAACCAGCGCACTGGCCAGGTGGTCAGCGTGCCCAAGGGCATCGAACCTGGCTGGGACTACAACCCCGGAGCCGTTTCCAGGAAGGCCAGAGCGCAGCAACTCCTGGAAGAGAAACAGCCAGAAACTGACACCGCCTAAAACGCCGCCTAAGCGGTTCTCAGCGACTAAGGGCCACCATGGTATAGGGCGTATGCTGTTTTACGTTTCTAACGGGGGTCTAACGCGCTATAAATTGATTTGATTAGACGCTCACACGCGATTTCCGCATGATGCACGCCAATTTTTCAGTTTGGGCAAGGACGCTAGGATGGTCGATGAGATGGGACAACACTTTAGATTTCACCTTGTGTATGACGGCCCGGCGCTTGAAGAACATCGTATGGATGTCAGGGCGTTGGCTCCTGCGTTGCTGGCCATGGGAGACCTGGTAGAGCGTGCCAACCTCATTTTGAACGGTGAGCAAGTCAAGGTATCGGTCGACGTGCACGCGTCGTTTAAGTCTGGTTCCTTTGGGATCGACATGGATCTGGCACAAAGCCTTTGGCAGAAAGTGCTTGATCTAGCAGGAAGCCATCCGGCAGCCACCATGGCAACCATCTGTGGCTTGCTTGGATTATCTGCAAAAGATGCCGTGGTCGGCGTGATTCAGGTGATCCGTTGGCTGCGCGGGCGCGGCGTAACCCGTATCGAACCGCTGGAAAACGGTCTAGTTCGCCTGTTCGTCGATAACGATTACCTTGATACCGAGGAGCGTGTGGTCAAGCTGGTACAAGACTACAAGCTGCGCAAAGCACTTGAGGGCGTTATTGCCGACCCGCTTGAGCGTGAAGGCATCACGTCAGTCAGCACTGTGGAAGACAAGAAAGTCGCCGTCCACATCGAGCGCCAGGAGTCGGGGTATTTCAGAGCGCCAGCTCCGCAAGACGAAGCGCTGAGCGAAGATACTTACACCGCAAGCCTGCAGGTGCTCAACTTGGCATTCCAGGATGGAAACAAGTGGCGATTCACTGAAGGTGGCGGCAGCACCTTCCATGCAGTTGTTCTCGATGAAGCGTTTCTAAAGCGCGTGCAGCTCAACCAGGAGCAGTTCTCTAAGGACGATATTATCCGGGCAACCGTTCGACGCATCCAGAAAGTTACCAAGGATGGCTTGAGGGCAGACTATGAGGTGCTCCAAGTACTAGAACATCGCAGCGCGACGCCAAAAGTGCAGCTCAAGATGAGCTTCGGCCCCGAAGCTTAGCGAGTTACTGACACTCGCCCTCTAATCCAGCCTCTGCAACGCCGCTGACTATTGCGGCCTCAACACCACTTCAAACGAAAAGGGCCGACCGGCCAAGGTGTACCACCACCTCAACCGGCCGCCAAACCCGCAGAACCAGCCTGCAAGCCCAGCTAAGGCCCTCGCCTCGTCGACGAAGCGCGGGCAAATTAACACTGTTTACATATACAGTTAAAGGCTTGCTTATGACTTCCCCGATTATTCCCTGGATGGGCGGCAAACGACGCCTGGCAGACCGCTTGATCCCATTGTTCCCTCCTCACGAATGCTACGTCGAAGTTTTTGCAGGGGGCGCAGCCTTGTTCTTTATGCGTCCCCAGCCTGCTCCGGTTGAAGTACTCAACGACATCAACGGCGACCTGGTGAGCCTTTATCGGGTGGTGCAGAACCACCTGGAAGAGTTTGTCCGTCAGTTCAAGTGGGCCCTGTCTTCACGCCAGCTTTTTGAGTGGCAGAAGATAACCAGGCCAGAAACGTTGACCGATATTCAGAGAGCCGCAAGGTTTTTCTACCTACAGCACCATGCCTTCGGCGGTAAGGTAAGCGGGCAGAACTTCGGCACAGCCACCACCGGCCCAGCTATCAACCTGATGCGTATCGAAGAGAACCTGTCGGCCGCCTGGCAGCGGCTGGCAGGCACGTATGTGGAGAACCTGCCCTGGCTTGACTGCGCCGAGCGCTACGACAGGCCGCATACCTTTCTCTACATGGACCCGCCGTACTGGCAGACCGAAGGCTACGGCGTAGACTTCCCGTTCACAGAGTACGAGCGCATGGCCGACTTTATGCGGCGTTGCAAAGGTAAGGTGATGGTCAGCATCAACGATCACCCCGATATTCGCCGGGCTTTCGCAGGCTTCTATATGCGAGAACTCGACATCAGCTACAGCGTGGGCAACCAGCGCAATGGAAAGTCGGAGAGGTCAGGCGAACTGGTGATTATGAATTGGGAACCGAGTAGCCTCGGGGGATTATTTGACGGAGTGTAGGGAGGCAGCATGTCGATTCTGAAGAACGCTAGCGAATCAATTCAGGTGGGGATGGAGGATTATCATGATGATGACCCTCGACGTGTGCTTTCGGCTATTCGCAACCTTTACGCTGGCATCCTGCTGCTTTTCAAGTACAAACTCCAATTGCTCAGCCCTGAAGGGTCAGATGAAGCACTGCTAAAAACCAAAGTACTCCCCTCAAGTGATCCTGAGTCCGGGGAGGTATCTTGGGTTGGGCGGGGCAAAAAAACAGTCGATGTCCGCGACATTATCGAACGCCTGCAATCGCTAGGCGTTAAGGATGTGGACTTCAAACTGCTTACCCAATTACAGAATATCCGCAATGACATCGAGCATTACTACAGCCCTCTCCCCGTAGAACGCATGAAGGAAGCTGTTGCAAACGCACTTCACTTGATTGTCCAGTTCTGCAAGCCACATCTGGACGAGGAGCCTGTAGGTATCCTAGGGCAGGAGTGTTGGGAACAAATGCTTGAGGTTGCAACGGTTTATGACGCCGAACTGAAAACGTGCTTAGCCAATCTTGAGGCAGTTGAATGGCCATTTCAGGAGGTCAGGAATGCTGTTCCCTACATGAGATGCCCGGTGTGTGAGTCTCAACTCATAAAAGTGACTGACCTTAAGGCAATTAATCATTTGATTCGGTTCAGTTGCAGCAGTTGTCACCAGGAGTCTCACTACACCGATGTTGTCGGGCCAGCCGCTTCTGAGTACATGGACGGCATAACTCACTGGAGCATGAGGAAGGGCGGAGAGCCCATGAATCAGGAGTGCCCGGAGTGTGAACATGCCGCTTTTTTAATGGCTGAAGAGCAATGCGTCGCTTGTTTCTTTGAGTTTGATGAGACTCATTGCAAATGGTGTGAAGAGCGATTAACCCATGAGGAGCGCCTCGATGGAGATGTCTGCGGATACTGCCAATACAGACACGACAAGATAATGGCCGAATAGCTACTGACACCCGTCCTCTAATCCTGCCCCCGTCATGCCGCCGAAACTGGCGGCATGAACACACAAAACGCCCCACACAATCGCACCACCTCCACGGCCCTCTGCTTTGAGCTGAGCGCTGATGTTCCTGAATGGGTTGAGGTGCTTCCGCCTGGCCCGTCCGTGGTTGGACGCGATAGCCGCACCTGGTCGTATGACCCGGCTGAAGTCATGGCCAACACCCTGGCGCACAGTAAGGGTGCTGACCTGCCGTTTGACTACCTGCATGCCACTGAGCTGAAAGCCCCACTGGGCGAGGACGCCCCGGCATCCGGCTGGGCGCGGGAGTACCGGGTAAACGAGCGCGGCGCGCTTGAAGCCCGCGTGGAATGGACGGCCAAGGCCCGTAACTCCATCAGCGAACGCGAATACCGCTACCTGTCGCCCGTTTTCACCTATGACGACACCGGGCGCATTCACCGCTTCTCCAGTTTCGGCCTGACGAACAAGCCGAATCTGTTGATTAAGGCGCTCAACGCCGAACAAGTCCAATCAATGGAGAAACTCCCGATGCTCTCAGAAGCCATCCGGGCAGCCCTTGGCTTGCCTGAAAACGCCACGGAGGAACAAGCCGTGGCGGCAATTCAAGCGCTGACCGACGCAAAAGAAACAGCGTTGAACAGCGAGAAAACCCCGTCCCTGCAAATGTACGTGCCGCGTGGCGACTACAACGCCCTGGAGCAGCGCGCCCAGAACGCTGAGCAGGCCCTGGCCCAGCGCGACAAGGATCAGTTGGCGACCGCCATCAACAACGAGATCGACGCCGCGCTCAAGGCCGGAAAGATCACCCCAGCCACCAAGGCTTACCACGTCGCAGCCTGCCAGGAAAAAGGCGGTTTGGAGCGCTTCCGCGAGTTCGTGAAGGCCGCGCCGTCCGTTACTGGTCAGGTGATCAGTGATGAGCTGCCGAAAACCACCACCGCTCTCAACTCCGAGCAACAGCAAGCTGCCCGGATGCTTGGCATGAGCGATGACCAGTACATCAAACACACCGAAGGGGGCATCTAATGGCCGTCACTATCACCCCAGCACTGCTGGCCGCGCTGTTCAAAGGCTATCGCGCTGAGTACCAGAAGGCGCTTGATGCTGCCCTTCAAGAAACCCAGTGGAAGAAAGTCGCCACGCTGGTGCCAAGCGGCACGGCTGGGAATATCTACCCCTGGCTGGGCCAATTCCCTGGTCTGCGCGAATGGATCGGCGAGCGCCTGTTGAAGAACATGGCCGCCCATGGCTACACCATCGAAAACAAGAAGTACGAAGGCACCGTAACCATTGGCCGCACCTTGGTTGAGGACGACCAGGCTGGCGTATTCCTGCCGATGTTCAACGAAATGGGCCGCGCTGCTGCTTACCACCCCGAGTCCCTGGTCTTCGAACTGCTCAAGGCCGGCTTGACCACCGAGTGCTATGACGGCCAGAACTACTTCGACACCGAACACCCGGTGTACCCGAACGTCGATGGCACCGGTACTGCCGCGCTGGTCAGCAACTTGGATGTTCCAGGTAGTAACCCTGGCCCGACCTGGTTCCTGCTGGATACCTCGCGGGCAATTAAACCGCTCATCTTCCAGGAGCGCACCAAGCCAGAAATCACCAGCAAGACCGATCCGAACAACAGCGACCACGTTTTCACACATGACGAATTCGTGCATGGCGTACGTTATCGCTGCAACGCGGGCTTTGGTTTCTGGCAGATGGCCTACGCCTCTCGCCAGCCGTTGACCGGTGAGTTCTACGGCAAGGCTCGCGCCGCGATGCAGAGCTTCGTTGCTGACGGTGGCCGTCCGATGAAGATCAAACCGACCCTGCTGGTGGTGCCGCCGCAACTGGAAGCCCAGGCCCGCAAGCTGCTGGTTAAGGACGAAAACGGCGGCAACGAATGGGCCGGCACTGCCGAGCTGTTTGTATGCGACGAACTGGTCTAACTGGGGAGCACCGCCATGATCGTTCGCATCAAGTCCAAGCGGCCCGTTTACCGCCGCTGTGGCATCGCCCACACCAAGGCCGCCACCGACCACCCGGCCGACCGCTTTACCGAGGCCGAGCTGGAGCGTTTGCAGGCCGACCCGGTGCTCACCGTCGAGCTGCTCGATGGCGAGCTACCCGATCCGGACGCGGGTGGTGGCTCTACCTCGGCTGACCCTGGCAAGGATGCCAAACCTGCGGCAGCGGCCACGCCCGCGAAGGCCCCAGCCGCGAAAGCGGCCAAGGCTGGAGGCAGTGCCAAAGCAGCCGCGAAAAAACCAGCCACCAAGGCAGCGGCTAAACCCGCAGCAGCACCCGCTACTGCGCCTCAACCTGCTGTCCAGGACGGCGAGCAGAAAGACGCCACGCCGCCAGCTGATCCACAGGGCGGCGAGGCTTAACCCATGTCCTACGCAACCCTGGCGGGCTTTATCAAGCAGTACGGCGAGAACGCTGTGCTGCTGGTGGCTGACCGCGATGATGACGGGGTGATTGATGCCCCGGTGGTTGAGGACGCACTGGCCCGCGCCAGCGCCGAAATCGACAGCTACGTCAGCGCCAAGCACCGCTTGCCGTTACCGGTGGTGCCTGATCGCTTCCCTGGCCTGGCCGGCGACATCGCCCTGTACCTGCTTTCGAGCGAGGGCGGTGCGCTGACCGAGGACAAGCGCAAGCGCTATGAGGACGCCATCAGCTACCTGCGTCGGGTGGCATCGGGTGACGCGGGCCTTGGCCTGCCAACCCCGCCCGATCAGGAAAGCAGCGGCGAGGCCTGGTTTGAAAGCCAGCCCAAATGCTTTGGTGACCTGCTGTGACTGGGGCCGCTATCAGCACCAACCTGGCGTTTGAACCACGCCTGGCTGGCCGGCTGGAGCGCTTGGCACAACTGGACACTGCGCAGCTCCTGGAAGGGATCGGCGCGGAGGTCGAGAGCCAGACGCGGCGGCGCATTGCGATTGATAAAGCCAGCCCAAGCGGCCAGGGATGGCCGGATTGGTCGGCCGAATACGCCGAGACCCGGCACAGCGGCCAGAGCCTGTTGCAAGGCAATGGCCACCTGCTGGACAGCATCACTTATGAGGTGCAGGGCGACAGCGTGTTGGTGGGTAGCCCGCTGATTTATGCGGCGACACACCAGTACGGCGACCCAGATCGAGGGATCGAGCAGCGCGAGTTCCTGGGCCTGGAAGGCCAAGACCGCGAGGACGTTGCGGGCTTGATTGAGGACTACCTGGAGAGCCTGGCCAATGACTGAGTTAACCGCTGACCAGGTGCTGCAAGGCATCGAAGCCTGGGCTGCTGAGTTGTTCCAGGGCGTTACGCCCAAGGTTGAGGTCGCGCTGCATGGCGGCCGGTTCAGCCCGGCCGACCTGGAGCGCTACGCGACCAAGGCTCGCGCCTGCCGCATTGCCCTGGAGGGCTTGAAGTTTGAGGTCAATGGACGTGGCCACTTAATCACCCACGGCCATGCCGTTGTGGTGGTGCTGGCCGGTGATGCCAAAGACAAACCCCGTGCCCTGAACGTGCTGCAGGTGGCCAGCACTCTACAGGCGGCGTTGCCGGGCAGCCGATGCGGCCTGGCACTTGAGGACAGCATCAACGCCAAGGAAGTGCGCGCCGCCAACCTTTACCACGCTGGGCTGGATAAAGCCGGCACCGCCGCCTGGGTGATCACCTGGCCGGTGAAATTTGAACACCCACGCACCCGCTAGGAGGGGCAGATGGCAACTGAAGACAAACCAGCAGACAAGGCGAAGCAAGCCGAGCCAGCCAAGGTGAAGGTCAAGATCACCAGCAAGAACGGCCACCGCCATGCAGGCGAGAAACACCCCGAGGGCTCGGTTATTCCCGTGTCCGAGGCTGACGCAAAACTCATCGTCGAAACCTTCAAGGTCGGCGAACGTGTAGAGGGCAAGTGACCATGGCACAGCCAAAAGTATTTAAGGGCGTTGGCGTAATGCACGCCAAGCGCCTGGGGGTGGCGGATGCGCCACTGCGCGACCTGGGCGACGTTGATGTTGCGAAAGTGGCCGTCCGATCCAACCAGATGGCCTGGAAACAACACCGCAAACCGGGTGGTGGCAACCTCGCCACCCTGAACACCCCGGATGGCATCACCCTCGACGTGCAGATGCAGGAATGGACTGAGGAAAACCAGGCCATGGTGCTGCAAGGCAAGATTGTTGACCTGCCGCCTGAGACGGTGACCGGTGAACCCATCGTGCTGCAACCCGGTGGCCTGACCCTGACTGCCTTCCCCGGCCCTAAGTCGATCACCCTGACCAAAACCAGCGACAGCACCCCGATTGCATTGTCGGCGGTGATCGTTTCGGCGGCCGGTTTGACCGTGCCGAAGGACAGCACGGTTATCACTGCACCGACCCCGGCCACCATCGCCTACACCAGCACCCAGGCCACGCGCATCGAGCCGCTGGTGGAAGCCGGTGCCGAGTACTACCTGGTACTGGACGGCCTCAACGAAGCCGAAAGCGGCCGCCCGGTAATTGTTGAGTTCTGGCGTTGGAAGGCACCGCCCGCCGAGGAACTGGCGCTGATCGATGGCGAGAACCCCGGCAAGTTGCTGAGTAAGGGTGAAGTGCTGGCCGATCCGACTCGCCCGGCCGGTGAATCGCCGTTCTGGCGCATCACCTGGTTGTAATCCCACCCGCAACGCCGGGCCGCAAAGGCCCGGCATTGGAGCCTTTCGCAATGAGCATGACCCTGACTAAGACCATTCCCCTTGGCGCGTTGAGCGTGACTGTTCGCGAGCTGACCGTGGGTGAGATTCGCGCCTGGTTAAAGCGCACCGCCGATGGCGCGGGCGACGACCTTGTGGGCGACACCCTGATTGCCGAAATCAGCCTGGCCGACCTGATGGCCATGACGGATGTGAAACAAGACGGCCTGGACAACCTGACGCCCAACCAGGTGCGCGAGCTGTTCGATGCCTGCCGGGAGGTAAACAAGGATTTTTTCGGCCTAAGGGAGCGAATCACAGAGACCGGCAAACGGCTCCTGGAACGGCTCTCAAGCGACTTGAACGAAACGCCAGCGCCCTGATCAGGCACGGCCACACCCAGTTGTGGAGTTACCCCTGGGGCACCTGGATAGCGGCGTTAGATGAAGCGACTAGCGCGGCCGAGGCGGCGCAAAAAGGACGCTGAGGCACAGGGAGGTGGTGGCGACCAGTAGCCCGGCAATCACTACCAGGGCGACAGCTGACGCCACAAGGCGCGGAAACATGGCCATGCAGAGCAGCAGGCCGGTGGCAAGAAGGATGGTTTTCAAGGGTTAGCGCTTTTGTTGGCGAGGTATGAAAAGGCTAGCGATCCACAGCGGCACGGCAACGACCATCAACACGATCAGCACGTAAATCATGCCTTTGAAGAGCGCTACAGGTGCCAAAACCATCAGCGCTACGACGATCAGAAAAACATAGTGAGCAAGTTTCATGACTGATGTCCGTCTCTCAATTTCCGTTGATGCCAACCAGGGCCGTCGCCAGCTGCAAGAGTTTCGCGCTGGTTACAAAGCCTTGGTCGAGCAGCTGAGTGCGCCCCTAGGGCAGCTCTCGGCGTTTCGTGACTTGCAGTCAAGCCTAGTCCAGAACGAAGCCCAGCTCAACGCTACCCGTGCGCGCATTCGTGAGCTTGCCGACGAACTGATCCGCACAGAGAAGCCAACCAAGGCGCAGCAGCAGGCATACCGAGCGCTGACGGGTGAAGCGCGGGCAATGGAACAAGCCATTACCGGGCAGAAAAACCAACTCGCTCAGTTGTCCGGTGCCTTGAAAAGCGCTGGGGTAGATACAAACCACCTGAGTAATGAGCAAAAGCGTTTAGCGGCTGATTTGGCACAAGCCAGCAAGGCCGCTGACCAGCAAGCACGCATTGCCGGGGCGCGTGATGCCCTGGGCGTTCGCCCACATCGCGAGATCCGTGGCGAGATCGTCCAGCTCCAGCGCCAATACCAAATGCTGCAACGCACCGGCACCCTGACCACGGCCGAACTGGCCCAGGCCAAGGTGCGCCTACGCGAGCGCGTGGCCGAGCTGCAGGTTGGCACCAACGGTTGGGCGCAGAGCCTAAGCCAGACTCGCTTGCAGGTTGGTGCAGCCGCCGCAGGTATGGGCGCCATGGCGTACGCAGGCGGTTCGCTGCTGAAGTTTTACGCCCAGTACGCCCAGCGCATGGCCGAGGTGAACAGCATCACCAGCCTCAGTCAGGGAGAGTTCCAGAAGCTATCCACAGACGTGCGGCAGTTGAGCCAGGACATGGGCAAGGAAGCGACCCAGTCGGCTGCGGCGTTGTACGACATTTTGTCGTCTGGGGTTAACCCGGAGAACAGCATCACCACACTTGCGCTGGCCACCAAAGCGGCAGTCGCCGGGGTTACCGACACCGCCACGGCTGTGCGTGGTGGCCTGGCTGTGGTCAATGCCTACGGTGAGGGTATCGACAATCTGGGGCTGCGCTATGACCAGCTGTTTCTGGCCGTGCGCGATGGTGTGACCACCTTCCCGGAGCTGGCCAACTACATTGGCGACGTACTGCCCACGGCCAAGGCTGCCCAGGTTGAGTTCGGTGAAGTAGCCGCCGCTATTGCACTGATGACTAAAGCCGGTATTCGCACACCTCAGGCCGCCACGGCACTCAAGGGCGCGATCAACGCCTTGGCCGCGCCGGGCAATGCAGCAAAAAACGCAATGGCCGAGCTAGGTATTGAATGGCGCGGCCTAACCGCCACCCTAGAGGACATCGCAAGCCGCAACCTGGGCCTGGTCGCCTTGAGCGAAATTCTGCCGGATGTAGAAGCACGCACAGCTGTCCTGGCCCTGACGCAGAACATGGCCGGGCTCAAGGGCCAGGTCGTTGCCATGAGCGATGCCAGCGGTGCACTGGACGCCGCCTACGCCAAGATGGCCAACACGCCCCAGGCCGAACTGGACAAGTTCAATGCATCTTGGGATGAGTTGAGGCTCCAGCTTGGTGAGTCTGCCACTGCCTTCTTACCTATTGTGGAAGCCGGCCGGGATTTACTGACCCAGTTCAACTCGTTACCCGATGCTGCAAAAAGAACTCTCGCATCCATATTGGCTGTTGTCGCGGCAGGTGTTGCATTGCGGACGATGTACCTGGCTCTTCGCAATCCATTCGGCCTGTTCCTCGGTCACATGGCCGCAACTCCTGGTGCAGCAGCTGGAGCCGCCAGCGGCATGGGCAGCATCGGCGGCGCTGCTGGTGAGCTGATCCCCAAACTAAAGAACCTGGCGGACGTGGCCAAGCTGGCCAAGGGCGCACTGGCACTGGGCGTGGTCGCCTGGACAGGTGGCAACCTGGCCGAGCTGTATGACCTGTACAAGCAGAATGAAGAACTGACCAACAGCCAGCGCGAATACGAAAAGGCGCTGCAAGACACCATCACCACCACCAGCGCCTATGCCGACGCCGTGGCACTACCTGCCAACGCCCTGGCCCGCATGACCGAGGAAGAGCGCGCCGCATATACCGAGCGTCTGCGCCTAGCCCAGGAGCACTACCGCAAGCAGGCCGAGTTGATCAGCCGCCAGGACATGCAGCGCAATGGCCCGACCGCTGCTGTGAGCAGCGAAGCACTGGCCGCCGCTGGCCAGGCCCGCCGTTACCAGGAAGCATTGCAGGGCCTGCAAAACGCCCACGCTCAACGCGAGGGCGCAGAAGGCCGCCACAACGCGGCCGTCGCCAAGATCAAGGCTGACAACCTGCTGAACATCCAGACCTCTCTGGGCAAGGAAATCCAGGCTTACGCGCTGGCCAACCAGCAGCTGGAAGCGGCAAACAAAAAGACCCAGGCCGCCATGCAGGCCCGTGCCGCGCTGGCCAAAGAATTCGAGCAGCTATCCAAGGACATGCGCTCGCCTGCTGCGGATGATGGCCCTGCCACCTGGGGCGATGTAACTGCGCTCAAGGCAGGCGCTCGCCAATCCTTGCAGCGCGGCGACTCAGAAGGCGCAATCCGCCAGGCCCGTGAGGCGGCCGGCATTCTGCGTGAGCTGAAAGAAAGCGGCGCGAACTCCTACGGCTTTGCGGGCCTGGCTGATGAGCTTGGCCTGATCGCTGACCAAGCCGCGCGCCTGGATGAAACCAAGGCGGATGTGGAGCGCATCGATGCCAAAGGCCGCGTGGATGAAATCAAGGCGCAGATGGATGAGCTGCTGGCCAAGGCCGAGGCCTTCAAGCGGCTAAACATCGAGTTCACTGGCTTTGAGCAATCGGCCGCTGCTCTGGAGCAACAAGCGCAGAGCCTGGCCGAGCGCCTGAAACAGTACATGGTCATTCCAGTGAGCTACATCGGTGCGGCAGCAGATGCCGCCAAGGCATCGAGCGAGGCGAACAAGCAGGCCGGGGAAATCATCACACCCAAGCCGCTCAAGCGGGCAACCGGTGGCTGGATCGATGGCCCTGGCAGCACGGTCAGCGACAGCATCCTGGTGGCTGCATCGCGCAAGGAATTCATGGTTAACGCCCGCTCGGCCGAGCGCCTGGGCGCGGCCAACCTCGACTACATGAACCGCACAGGCGAGCTGCCTGGTCGTGATCCCTTTGTGCCCGACTTCCCGGCGCTGCCTGAAAGCCTCGACCGCATGGGCGAGCGTCAGCCGCTCAACCTGGCTATGCCGTGGGGCGGCTCCTACGCCCTGGAAGGCTCGCCGCGTGAGGTTTCCCGCATCCAGGACGATCTGGAACGCGCCGCAATCAAAATGGGGTGGCCGCGATGAGCCAGATGCCAGTCCCTGTTGTGCTGGGCGGCGTGCCCATCGACCCGCATTGCGGGCCGGTGCGCTGGCGCGAGGAACCCTTCGGCGGCTTTGAAGAAGTGCGGATGATGGACGGCACCGCCATCGTCCAGGAGCACTGGAGGCGCTACCGCATCACGGCCAGCGGTTCAGGCACATACGAGCCAGTGCTGACGCTCGACTTCAGCCAGCCGGTTGAGCTGTGGGGCATAAAGCCGCGCGGCCTGACTGGCACCGGTTTGCTCTATCAATTGCCACCAGCCACCCAGCGCCGGCCTGACGTTGCGCCCTGGGCGTTGGCGCGGATCGGTTGGAACTGGATCGAGGTCGCCATGGTGTTGGCGGGTGATCTGGCCACGGTTACGCCTGCACCAGGTGCTGACGTGTACCGGGTGTGCTGGTTGCCACGCTTTACCGTGGTTATGCCAAACGGGGTGCCAAGCGAGTTAGACGACGCGACGGGGCGTTATGACTGGTCGTTTGAGGCGAGGGAGCGCTGATGGAATTCAACGCTGCCGAACTTAACGGCGTTGAGCTGAATGCCGGCGTTTTGGACGCCAGCGGCAGCATCATCCAACTGCCGTTGTCGAACCGCTGGGCGCTGCGTGTGCTGCTTAATGGCGTGGACGTATCCGCTCGGCTGACTGGCCGTGTGGAAGTGACGGCGGATGAGAACACGGCGCGCACTGCACGCCTGAGCCTGGTGCCGACAGTGGGCTTGATCGACCTCGACACCTGGTCGGGCAAGCCGTTGCAGATATTCCGCCGTCGCCTGGTCGGCGGCGAGCTGGTGAGCGAAACCCTGCGCTTTACCGGCGTTACCCTGCCTGCCAAGTACGACAACTGGCGCAACGTGGTGGCGCTGAATGCCACCTGCGACAGGCAGAACCGCCTGGAGCAAATGAGCATCGAGCAGATCGATGCGCTCACGGTGGAGTGCTACTGGTCGGCGGCGGTGTTTGGCGAGCTGAACAGCCACTACCAGTACGCCGAGGCGCGTCGCCAGACCCGCCCGATTGCCCTGGACTGTGGCCCTGACGGGGCATTCCGCGTGACGCCCTGGCGCGCTGCTGCAATCCCGCACTTTACCTTTGATGCCAGCAACATCGTGGCCGGTAGTTTGCAGGTCACGCCGTCCGCCGAGAAACCAATCAACCGGATTGAGCTGGCCGTCGAGTACCGCTTCACTCGCCTGCGCCATCGTGAGCATCGCTATCAGTGGGATCACCCGGCCGCCAACTTCTGCGCCTGGTATCCGCGCACCACTGAGCTGCCCACCATCAGCATGCTGGCCGAGGCCATCGAGCAGGCTGACTGGGATCAGATCGGCGAACCCGCTGTTGAAGAACTGCCGCCCGACCTGGTTAACCCATGCGGCCTGGGTGGTGCTTGGTACAACGAATTCACCGCCGACCCGCACTTGTTGTCCTTTTCGGTTGCGGTGGCCAGGCGCACAGCGCAGACCCTGACAGAGCAATACAACATCACGCTGCTTGCCGAAGGGTCAGTGACCACCTGGGGCGTGAACCTGGAGCGCGAGCGCTACAGCGATGAGGTGGAATACGACAGCCGCTCATGGGAAACGCTGCCTGCTGACCAGCGACCGAGCAATGCCGTGCAGGACTACCTGGGCGACTGGGTAATTGACCGCGACGATGGCACCCGCCGAGCCAACACCCTGTTGACTGCGTTGCACCGTGAGGCGGTGCGCATGGAGGACAGCCACAGGCGCACCCGTGTGGTGTGGGCGACGCCTATCTCTGACGCAATCTATGACACCGCCCACACCCTGGCCGTGAATGCCGGTGGTGTGCAGGCCATTGGCAAGGTCGTGGCTGTGGCCGAGCAATGGGATATGGATCGGGGCACTGAGCTGGCCAACATCGAGCTGGCGGTTTATCGCGGTGGCGAAGTAAGCGCTGCTGATCCGCTGACTGCGCCTGCCCAACCGGCGTTTGACTTCGGCGCCGCCCCGGCCAGCACGACCACGCTAGCCACTCAGCTGGGCGGCGATCAGTTCAGCCCGCCTTTCGATGACGACCTGGACGGCTTTGCCGGTAACTACTCGGTCAAGTATCCGGGCAGCGAGCAGTACCAGCGCCGCTTGCAGATCACCACGCCAGACATTGATGCGCTCTACCGCGACGGCGCGACGGCTGAGGCCGCCGCCAGCTATCGCCTCAACTTTCCTACCGATTTGCTGATCACGGAGGCCATGTGAGCGACCGCGATTTTGTTCGGAACCTGAACGCCCTGGTCAGCACTCGCACCCGTCGAGAACTCAACCAGCTGGAGCCGCGTGGTGCGCTCAAAGGTAAGCGAGTTTCTGCCGCCTACCGCGAGCCAGTGCGCCAGGGCGGCGGCGGCCTGGCCAGTCCGCTGACAGAGCAGAGCTATGCGCTGCGCGAGTTTCACGACTCTCAGTATCTGTTCACCTCTGACGGTGTTTTTGTCTGGGAGTTTGGCCCACCGAAAAAGCTGGTCTTGACCGATGCCAACGGTGATACCCACCCGATCAACCTGGCGAGCCCGGAATGATGATTGATGGCATGACACTGAGCCTCGGCCAGCACCGCATATTGGGTTGCCCCTACCACGGCCTGGTAGTCGGTAACCGTTTGACCTTGCCTAACGGCCAGCAGATCAACAATCAGTGGAACACCTTCCAGGTGCGCGGTGCATACCGCTTGGCCGTGCCGGGTGTGGCCGCCATTACTCGCACTCCAGAGCAGGCCGCCAAAGATGCTTTGCAGGGTTATTTGTGGCGCACAGATGCGGTGGTATGGCTGCGCAGCAATGGCCGAGGCCAGTCTTTGTATGGCCGCTTACAGGTCGACACGCCGGGCATTTATGCAACCGGGCCGGGGCAATGCTGGAGCATTGCGATGCCCTATATGCCTTACGCCAATGAGTCATTCACTGCGCTTAATGCACCGGCCACGATGGCAGCTTTTGGCCGCATCGGTGCCGATGCCGATGAGCGTTCAGTGTCGGTTGGCTTATCCGGCTACGGTGCTGGGCGCTTCCCGCCTGAGAACTTTCTAACCCTCGACTGCGCACCCTCTGGCAACCAAATGCTGGTGGGCGACTCGCTCAACTATGACGCCGTGCACGACATGTATGTGCAAGGTGGCGGCCGCATGGCCCTCTTGCAATGCAGCGGAACTGGCACAGAGGGCAACCCGCTGCGCCTGACGCTTGAGTTTGTAGCCGATCAAAGCAGCGGTGCTGCGAGCATCGCTAATGACTTTGTGCTGTTTGATGGGGTGTGGGAGTGGCAACCAGAGATAACAATCGAATGGATACCACCCAAGCAGCCACAGCCCGACAGCTGTGAATGGATGCTTCGCCGCACCACGGGTTACAACCTGGTTTATCTACCGAAAAACCCAGGCATCCCACAGCCCTACAACTGGATTCGATTCATTACCGGCACCCGCACGGCCAGCCTTGAGGGGCATGTGCTGGGCGGCTGGCTGGATGCCAGCGGTGCTCCAGTGTTGGTGACGTGCGATATCGCCTATCACTTTGAAGCCGACCATCACATGAGCTGCCAGCGCTCATCGCAAGTCGATAAGGAAGAGGTGTTTCGCTACCTGGAGTTCGGCGGGCAGTGCGGCCTTGATGGCAGCTGGGGCGATCAGCAGTACAACGTGGCCGGCGTGTTTGCATCTAACGGCAGCTACGGTGCCAGCACCGTTGAACGCATCACCTACACGCTCAAGGTCGGCGGCGTGGCCGTGGATGAGTACGTGATCGAGCACCTGTTTGAAGAGCAGGCGCAGCTGTACGGATCAAGCACGCCGCCCATGAGCGGCAGTGCCGCGATTACGCAGACTTACACGCTCAAGCTCAATGACCAAGTTATTGATCAGTTTGTTAGCCCCAGCCCGGCCGGCCCTGATACGCCGGCTTTCGGGCGAAACCTGTTGGTTAAAGCGGTGCTGGATCGAAACAACCGCTTTGGCCAAGAGCCTGTTGAGCAATGGTTGCCTGTGGCAGCCGCGTCCGAGCACCGATTGCTGGAAGTGATCGGCGGTAACGGCACCCAGTACGGCCCCAGCGTCGCGGTGCAAATGGCCCCGCATTGGTGGAGCAACAACATGGTGTGCCTGGCGACCCGTCAGCGTCCCTGGCAGCTAAGCCTGGGCGGTGGCACCCGTACCTATGGCCCAACCGCCCACCCTGGTGGGGTCGTAGCCGGGAGCATCACGGTCACCGCGCCTTCCAACTCCCAACCCCCGCCACCGCGCTTTGGCGCACGTAGCCCCCTGACCGGCACTGTAGTGATCGGTCAAACCCAACGCATTCAGTACGTCTAGGAGAAACCATGCAGCAGTTTATCGACAACTGGCGCGACATCCTCACGGCCCCAGCATTGGCCGCTGATGAGCAGTTACACATCAGCCCAGCGCTGGCTGCGCGCTTGACCGGCCTCGGGGCCGGCAACTTCTACGCCTTGACCCTTGCCCGTGTGGCCGAGTCGGGCGGAACGCTGCGCGAGGTTGCGTGGGAGAACGTCCACGTAACGGCCGTGGCTGCTGGTGTTTTGACCGTGCAGCGCGGTCAGGAAGGTACGACACCATTGGATTGGGCAGTCGGTGAGCTGATCAGCGCCCGACTGACGGCGGCAAGTGCTGAGCGGCTGCGCGGCGAGCAAGGGCCTCAAGGCGTGAAGGGTGATCCTGGTGATGCAGGGCCGCAGGGACCAGCTGGCCCACAAGGCGAACCAGGTGCAGCGGGTGCCATTGGCCCGCAAGGTGAGCCAGGCCCGCAGGGTTTGAAGGGTGATCCTGGTGATGCAGGGCCACAGGGGCCTGCTGGCCCGCAAGGTGAGCCAGGCCCACAGGGTTTGAAGGGTGATCCTGGTGATGCAGGGCCACAAGGGCCTGCTGGCCCGCAGGGCGAGCCAGGTGCAGCCGGTGCTGCTGGGCCTAAAGGTGAGCCGGGCGAAAATGGCCCGGTCGGCCCTCAAGGTGAGCCGGGAACAGGGATCAATATTATCGGCAGTCTGCCTGATCCAGCCGATCTACCCGGTACTGGCGCGGTCGGTGACGCATATCTGATTGCTGGCCGCCTGTGGGTTTGGTCTGGCACCGCTTGGGTTGATGCTGGTTTGATCCAAGGGCCTAAGGGCGATCCTGGTGATGCAGGGCCGCAAGGGCCGGCTGGCCCGCAGGGCGAACCAGGTGCAGCGGGTGCCATTGGCCCACAAGGTGAGCCAGGCCCGCAGGGTTTGAAAGGCGATCCCGGCGATTCGGGGTCGCAGGGGCCAGCAGGCCCAAAGGGTGATCCTGGCGAGGCTGGGCCTCAGGGGCCGATTGGCCCGCAAGGCCCAAAGGGTGACCCTGGTGATGGGGGCAGCTCTGTTACCAGGGCGAACTTTATCGAGTACATGCTGGAAACCGACCCTTTAACCTTTTTTGAGGACTCGCGCTATTACAAGGATGTGGGCTTCGCCTTTCACGTGCTCAACCAGGTCGGATTGGGTTTTTCGGCACATCCGCTGTTACCGGCGCGGGTGCCTCGGCGACTCCTGGGGCCAATAGAGTGCTTCTCCTGGCGGCGGGTAGCACAGCAACGGGTACAGCCAGATACCAATCACTTGGCCTTGCAAACACTTTCGACCGGATCGGGCGCAGGTATTACTCAAGCTCCCTAGCGGTGGAGTATCGCTGCTACTTCAGCCTCCAAGCCCATGTGCTTAATCTGAGTAGTGCTGCCGAGCGCTACAAGTACATTATTTCTCTGGGTGGTTGGCTGATAAACGATGCTGTCGGGACGTTCGGTATTCGGATAAGTCATACCGATAACGAAAACTCAGGAAACTGGGTGATCCAGTACGTGGCGGCTGACCTGACGACAATAGTCACTGTGAACACAGCAGTAGCACCTTCGACCAACCCAACTGCTGATGCCGCTTACATAAAAGCTGAGTTACACCGTAACGGCAGTGGCGCTAGCGAAATTAAAATCACGTTCGGTAAGAGCTCCCCTGTTGTGTATACGATCACTAACAGTTCCTTCCATACCAGCGGGACGTTCATCACCCCTACGTTCTCAGCGAACATCACAAAGAGCGTGGGCACGACAACGAGGATTGTGGGCTGCACCGATCCAATTTTCGGCGGCTGGTTTCCGGGGGCGGGGTGAGCCAT